CACCATACCCTATCATTTTTTTAAGTCGAGCGGGAGATTTTACACCGTTGGAGGTCACAGTGACTCCCGCTCTGCATCATTGACGGTCGCTTGCTCTCACCCGAAGACGCAGCATCCTACCGCCGTTTGGAAAATCTGCGCCAGCAACCTTCGGTCTTGAATCGAAAGAAAGAAAACACAGACAAGGAAGGTGATGCAAAATCCTTTTATCTCACTCTGCATTATAGCAAATACAAGATGTTGTGTCAAGCGTTTTTACTTGACACTATTAAAATCTTCTTTTAATAATGGTCGCAATGTTCGATCTGTCGGTTAGCTGCCAGTCCACAAACATGGCAAGGCAGTCCGGGACATCATCGTGCTTGTTCTTTCCCATCATCGAGTAGGTGGTCAGTTGAACCATAGCGTCCCGATACTCACGGTTCGCCGCATACAGACTCTCGTCCTTAAACAGAACGTGTTCCTTTACCATTGCGCTGTTCACCTGAATGCGGGTTTCCTTGTTGCTCTGAGTCCAACGTGTCTGGATGCTGGTCATGCCGCCAAGGTCTTTTACCCGTTTCTCAACATTTTGGGCGAAGATTGTGCCTCCACGGTTTGACTCGATGCGGCATTGCTTTACTTTGCGGTCAACCAAAAGCTGTGCAATCCGCTCCTGGACAACCTCAACCTTCCCATTGTCGCAGATGATCGCATCCAGATAGAAGTCCGTGCCGTACTGATAGAACACAGGGCAAACGCAATAGTCTGCGCCCTGCTCTTTTGTGTCGCAAATGGCAAGGATGGCATCCGGTTCCTGATCAGGCAGTTCAAAATACCGCCGAAGTTCATCAGGAGCATAAAGCTGCCCCTCTCTCTCAATCGGCTCTTGCTGATAGACAGCCAACCAAGACGGCTGATCCATCATGTCACGCTGCTTAAGCAAGACTTCAGTCGTGTACCCAAGTCCATATGGATAATCAAACCGACTTTTCTCATCTTCATCCAGAACAGGCTCCCGAATGAACATCGCTCCGGGATCCCCTTCGTAGTATTGCTCCAACCGACCAATTGGGTCTGCGAGTGACCACCGTGTGCCGATGACCAGCCTCTTCACCCTGTCACCGATGGCTCTCTGGAAGAAGTCCGTGTAGACGGTCTGCCACAGCTTGTCCAGTCTGTCCCGGTTCATCGCTGTCTCGATACCATCCACAGGGTCATCCAGATAGAGCCAGTTGGATGCTCTTACTCTACCCGCAAGCTGGCTTCCAAGAGAGCCGCCACACTGAAGCGTCTTGAACCTCATGTCATCGGCTTTGTCATAGCCAATACCAATCATGAGGTCTTTTGCGTTTGTCGAGATAACCGAAAGCCCAGGGAAGACATCACCCCAGCGATATTCGCCTATCGGGTCAAAGAGTCTCAGCATCTCCCCATACACACCCGAAAGGAACGAATTGTTGTGTGAACCGACAAGGTTTCCGAGGAAGGGGTTTCTCCCACTCGTCCACGCCAGCCCGAACTCCGCAAGGGTGGTCTTCCCAACGCCGGGGGCCAGACTGATCGCCAGCGTGTGCAGTTCGCCGTCCTCCAGCTTTTGTATCCCGTCCACACATCTCTTTAGCTGCTTGCGCCTCGGAAGATAGAATTGCTTGTTAATTGGCCTGTCCCGCTCAATATAAATGCAAAAGCTGTCGAAGAAGTGCGGTGCGTCAAACAGGTGAGTCTTATAGTACAACTCTTGCATCCTATCCGCATCGGCTCCGAACTTAATCGCTCTCTTCGCTTCAACCCGGATTTCCCGATTCAGATTGTGCGCCAAGAGGAAATTCCCTTTGTCGTACACGGTAGTCGGTCGTTCCCGCCTCCCGGTTCCCTCCACCTTCACGGAATCCACCGTCTCCAGTTCCCGGCAAACCGCAAACGCATCCGTCAACGCCTCGTAGTCCCCATGCCGAAGCAGACTTCGCACAGTTTTTTCGTAATCAACCATGATATCACCTCTGTAAAGGCATTTTACTTGACAGCACCTGTCCCATTAAATGCGTCAATTGTCTTAATCCACAGCACTCGTTCCCCAGTATCAATGCCTTTGCCACCAGACCATGAAATAACGAATCCATAACCATCCTCGTCAAAGTAAGCCTTCCCAAAATACACGACAAAATGATTGCGGAGAGGCGCAGTTGAGAAAAGGTTGCTGATAGCGTCAATCGCAAACTGGTTTGGTGACTTTCCATACCGCTCCCGAATAATATCCTTGATGAAATCAGGGAAATCGTCTGCGGTGTAAACATTCGTTTTCTCCTCTTTCCACCGTTCCAGCTTCTGACGATCCAACGCCATCTTGTCATCCCACTTGTCTGCGTGGTTAATCTGCGTTTTTGATAACGGCAGCCCCGTAACCAACGACAGCATATTCAGAATGTCCATTGTCGTGTATTCTTCAGCCGCACTAATCATCATTTCTCTAAGTTTTTCCATTTTCTTCACCTCATAAATCAAATGCGCTCAGAAGTGATAACGGCACTCCTGGGCGCATTCTGCAATCCGAGCGTGTGTAGCCCCACACCCGGAATCACACCATTTCATTCACAAGTCCGTTATCCTTGCATTGTCTATTATATCTCCCTTAAATTGCCCCTTAAAGGTTCAATTTCTCTTTTTTGTTTTTTGAAATTTTTCTATCAGAGTCACAGTGCAACGGTACAGTGCCGTTTTTCTATAGTTTTAAAAAGAGCCTAAAATTTTTTCTTACTCTTCTTTAAAAGATATTCCTTATTTTATTGTGACTCTGTGACTCTATATATATTTAATAACATTATTGTGCTAATAAGTATCATAAAATAAGTAATTTATAAAAATCCGATAACTTTTTGAGAGTCACAATGAAAATCACAATAGAGTCACAGTGTTGAGATTTTTGCCCTACTGTGACTCATTTTCATGGGTATTACCCATTCCGAGTGTCCTCCGTCCGAGGTTTCTCCACCCCTTCGGGGTTCCCCTCAACGGCACAGACACCGTTCCAAGAACCCGAACCGCCCATCGGGAACATCCCTCACGCAGAAGGGAAGCCTTTTTCCAACTCGCGGATATTTTGTGGACTAACCCCGCCCCGATTCGCCTCCCTAGAATCCCCCGCAGGCAGCCGATCCCGCCGAAAATGCCGTCAAAACCGGCCTTTCCATTGCGTGTTTTGTAGAAAAGGCGCAATTTTCGCCTATGATCCGAACCGGGAACGTGAAAAACCCTGTATTTTTGGGCATCAAGTACAGGGTTTTCGTGCGGACGCCCGGGTGAGTGTATGACTTTTACGGACACCCGGGTGCGTGTGCAGGTTACTACCATCCCATCACATCCAGATGCAGAGGCAGACACCACCAAATACGGACACGTGGGTGCGTGTATGAAAATGCTTGGGCATCCTGGCGGGCTGTGGATGCGTAACCATGCGTCAGGGCTACCATGTAACCCAGACACGGTTATGCTACGCTGTGAGGCTCAGAAATGCCCCAGAATGAGCGCAGATCGGTGTGGTGGGGCTGGGATAGGTTGAGAGGCTAGGAACGCAGCAGAGCCACGCAGACGGCGCACAGCGTAGGGACTACCCAATTTGTGCAGATCAGACAATCGTCGTTGAATAGGTAGTCCCTACAATTGTGCAATAGGTAAAAAGTAGGTAGCCCCTACAAAAAGTTCGTGACAAATGGGGGCTACCTATGGTACAATCTCAGCAGATAGAGAAATTGACCCCGGCTTCCTGCGGGGTAGAGTTCAGGAAGGCCCAGCCTGAGGCGGGCAAGTTACTCAGGAGTTTTGGCAGGGCATCTATTAAACCCTACCCCACAAAGCAAGACCCAAATCAAAATCAGGAGGTATTCATTATGTATTACGCGATTGAGACTATCGGATACGGCAAGCGCAAACGTTACGCAATCGTCCAGGTTATCCCCGGCAAGGGAACCAACCCAACAACGGGTTGCAGCTATCCAACAGAGGATAAGGCCCGCAAGGTTGCCGCCGATATCGGTTATCAAATCGAGAAGGTTGGCGATTATTGGTCAATCATTTAAAGGAGGATTATAAAATGAAAGTCAATTTCACGCTCACAGACGAGCAAGCAAATCTCTTGGTTTGCTACATCATCCAGACAACGACCCACCGCGAGGAATGCCGCAAGGCATGGGAGAGCATAGCCCAGGAACGCAACGAGGACGGAACGCCGAAATTCAAGAACGCAGAGAGCAACGCACGGTATTATGCCGACCTTGAGCGGAAATTAAACGAAATCAAGCGGATCATTGATAACGCACCCTATACGGAATAACCACAACGGCGGCTTGGAGGGGTCACGCCTTAATCGACCCCACCCCAGCCCAAACGGGCCATCACATTATAAAAGGAGTCAAAACAATGAACACAATCAATTACACCATCACCAACAACACCCGCTTCAATAGCCGTGAGATCCTCTTTTCCTGCAAGCCTTCCGAGGCTGTGCGGGATGCTCTGAAAGCCATTGGTTTCCGCTGGAACCGTGCAAGGGGCATCTGGTACGGCTACAGCACCGAGGACGAAATCCGGGCAGCCTTTGAGGGCAAGGACACCACCGAGACCCAGGAGCGCACCACAGCCCCGAAAAAGGCCCAGAAGACCACGGG